ACCGACAACAATTGCCCTACTTGTAGCATATACTAGATTGCCTAAGTTTTTTACAACTGTGTATCACAACGAAGTAAATACTCTTATCACTCAATTAGAAAAAGAAAAATCAACCAAAACTTATTGGAATCCTACATTAACTCTATCTGATGGAGAATACAAAGTCGTATCATCTAATACAATCTTAGACGAATTACTAACTGACATTAAGTTAGATAACTCACCTCAATGTTTGTACAAGATGTCACAGTTAGGTATTAATATAGATAAGGACATATTAGGTGATGATGCTAAATTAAAATTTGCATCAGAATCAATGACTGAAGTTGACCTCGATGATTTTAAAACTTGCTTAGAATGGATTTCTGAATTAGAATGTGATACGTTCTATTTTGGTACTGGTCTTCAAAGTAGACCTGACATTGATCATAAAGTTTTAGTTGAAGTCCGCAATGCAGTTATGCAACATGACATTCAAATAATACCCTTTTCACCGAGTAATACTTTTTCGCAACCTATGGAGACTCTGATTCAATCGAATCATTTGCCCATGTTTGTTCAAATGCGTTCCTCGGTGGATACAGAAGTCCTACATGGCAATTTTGCTGTAGGCAAAATAATAATAATAAAAAATAAACGACCAGTGGAGGTTAAATGATGAAGCAACAAGCACTGGCAATGATGCTATTAACAACAATAGCAACATATACATATGCTCAGGAGATTGAGGAGATCGTAGTCATGGGAACGACTATGTATGAAACAGAATCTAATCCAAGCACAGATGTCTTGTTGTTAGAATCGCTCATACCAGAAGCAACACAAGCAGGTGGCTATGGGGGTTTTTCTGGTTATACAGAAAGAGGAACGCAAACAATACACACGAGTGTTTTTAGAAATGGAGTCCCAGCAAATGATGCTGGCTCTGGTTGGTATGACTTTGGACATGACTACGCAACTGGCAGTGAAACAATTAAAGTTGTTAACGGAGTCAACAGCGTTCTCTACGGTTCAGGTAGTTTAGGTGGCACAGTCTTTATTAAAGACGATCTTACAAAAGATAGTTCTACACTTAGAGTAGGTGACCAACATAACTTTACGTCTCATACATCAAACGGATTTAATATCTCATACTTTGATGTAAGCAATGACAGTGTTAAAACTAACAACGATGAAAGAGATGACTACTCTAACTTAACTGCGAGAAGTCAATTTGAAACAGGAGAGTTCACAACGAATCTCTCAGCAACAGTATACGACTATGACTATGATGGTTGTTACACTGCGAGTTTCTCATCATCAAATGATTGTTCTCAGTTAGGTTCAAAAGGAACCTTATCAATAAGGAATGATAACTACACCTTTGGTTACTCTTTTAATAACGCCAAGTACAAGACTGAAAATGTACAAACATATTCATCAGATGCCGAGAGAGCATATGTAGATACAAGACACTCAGTTGGTAATCATATCTTTGGAGCAACGGTTGAGTATGAAGAATACGTAAACAATTCACAAGATAATATATCTGCATATGCTTTGTTTAACTTCACTAACTCTAACATAGGTGTTCGTGTAACAGAAGACACAGTTGTAGGTAGATTAGGCTATGCAACAGACAACTTTTATTTCAGTGCTGGTACGTCTTATCGTAATCCAACTCTATACGAAATAAATGGTGATGCGTGGACATTAGCAAACTTTGATTTAGATCCTGAGGAAGCACTAGGGTATGAATTAGGTTATGGTAATCTAACATACTTTAACTATCATTTCTCAGAAGGGATTGATTACAGTTATGCTTCATCGCAGTTTGTTAACACAGGCGAGTATGATACACAAGGTGTAAGATATAACAACTCAATGTCCTTTGATTACTTAGATACATTCATAGGCTATGAGTTAGGATACACTGATTCAGATCAACCAAGAGTTGCCAAGTATAAAGCAATCATTACAAGTGTACATCAAGTAGACAACTATAAACTATCATTCACATACACAGGACTGTTCGACAGAGAGCCTGGACCGTATGATGGGTCAGACATGTTAGATGATGTAAGTTCAATCGACTATAAGATCGAAGGATCAATTGCTCCGAACTACTTGCTATCGGCGACAGTTAGAGATATACTTGACAGACGATATGAATACGTGCCGGGATATAACTCTGGTGGCGTTGAATTCTTTATCATATTACAATATAGGCCTTAATAGAATGCCCGGAACTGCAATACTTAAAATCAAAGACGAGGTCAATCTAAAGATTGAAGGACTCGAACTAGATGCTCGTAGAGCATTGATGAAAAAATTCGAGTACGAAGTTCCAGGCGCAAGATATATGCCTAGTGTAAAACTAGGCAGATGGAACGGCAAGGTTAGTTATTGTAGCCTTGCTGGTTCCACTTTTATTAATCTACTACCAGAAATTATTCCTATCTTAGAAGGACTTAATTATCATATTGAGTTAGAGGACCTACGAGAATACCAAACGCAATTTGATTTTACAGAAGTAACTAAAGATTCTTTTAAAGATACGCTGTGGCCCAAAGGACATGTCTGTGAAGGGCAATCAATCGAACTGAGAGACTACCAAGTAGAAGTTATTAATCAGTTCTTAGCAAACCCTCAGTCGATACAAGAAGTCGCTACAGGCGCTGGTAAGACGATTATGACAGCCGCTCTGAGTAAGAGTGTTGAAGCATATGGTCGTAGTATTGTCATCGTTCCTAACAAGAGTTTAGTTACACAAACAGAAGAAGATTATATAAATTTAGGTTTGGATGTTGGTGTCTATTTCGGTGATCGTAAAGAATACTTTAAACAACATACAATTTGCACATGGCAATCACTCAACATTCTATTAAAGAATTCCAAGAAGGGCGAGGCTGATTGCACCATCGATGACTTTATCGAAGGAGTAGTTTGTGTAATGGTAGATGAAGTACACATGGCTAAAGCAGATGCATTAAAGCAATTGCTAACTATGGTAATGCCTCACGTTCCCATTCGTTGGGGACTGACAGGGACAATACCAAAAGCACAATATGAGAGAATTGCGTTAGAAGTAAGTTTAGGACCAGTCATTAACAAATTGTCTGCTAAAGAATTACAAGATCAAGGTATATTAGCAAAATGTCATGTTAACATTGTCCAGTTACAAGATGACCAAGAGTTTAGTAACTATCAAAGTGAACTAAAGCACTTACTCAGTGATGAAAAACGATTAGACAAGATGGCACATCTTATTAAGACAATCGCTACTGAAGGTAACACTCTTGTTCTAGTTGATCGTATCAATGCAGGACATGCGTTAGTAGAACGATTAGATGATGCAGTATTTGTATCAGGGGGAATGAAAGTTGTCGATAGAAAAGAAGAATATGATGATGTTGCCACTAGCACTAACAAAATTATTGTTGCTACTTACGGCGTGGCTAGTACTGGTATTAATATTCCTAGGATTTTTAATCTTGTACTCCTTGAACCAGGCAAGAGTTTTGTTCGTGTCATACAGTCTATCGGCCGTGGCATTCGTAAAGCAGACGATAAAGACTTTGTTCAAATCTGGGACATAACAAGTTCCTGCAGATTTGCTAAACGACATTTAACTTCTCGTAAAGCATTTTATAAAGAAGCAAACTATCCGTTTGTAGTTGAAAAATTAAAATACAAATGATTTTACCAATAAACTTGATTAACCTGCAGGGAGCAGTTATAATACTAACATGAGAATATTAACACTAGAAGACACATACTATAATTTAGAAACACTACCAGAAGAGATTGATGATTTGCGATTTGCGATATTAGATAATTCTAATCCGCAAAATGTAGATTATTATTATATACCACTCATCTTTTTAGAATCATTTAATGCTCCAGCAGTTGTGTTGCAGATAGGTGATAAACAGATTAAGATGCCAGTTGATTGGTCAGTGTTAATCGGTGATGAGGAAGGTGGAGACTTAGAGACTTTAGCATTGTCAAGTTTAAATGATAGAGGATTTGATGCGTTCGCCTTCAATCCATTAAGTTCTTTTAGTCCAAGTTTTTTACCAATAGAAATTATTGACATCTATTCAGATGTTATTTGGTATGCTCCTAGACTGCGTAACGGACAGTTCTTATGTGTGCCTATCGATGATGGCCTTAAGCCAAGATGTGTTTACTTTGTTAAAGAAGTAAGTCGAAATTGTGAAATTGTAGATTATGATCAAGTATTTTAAAAACCTAACTACCATATGTAAGGTACATTGGAAAGAAATAGTTACATTAGCAGTTGCGATGCATTTTATTTTTGATTGGTTTGTATTAGGTATTGGTATTTTAATTGGACTATGGTTAGGAGATACAATTGGCTAGGACTAAAGTTCCAACTGATGAAAAGTTTGAGAAACAAGACTTTGATTTATTCGAAGCAATCACCGCTATTGACAAGAAAGATTATGGTTACTATGACAGACTAACGCCTGAACAGCAACGAAAGTTTGTTCCTTTTATGATGATCAACTGGATCAGTGTAGTCAAAGGTAAACAAGAATTGGCACAATACTATCTACAGAGTGTAGACTATCATGCGAACAAGTATTTGTTCAATGAGAATGTATCAAAGCATCCTAAACTACAATGGTTGATGTTATGTTCAGCATCACCTGGAATAGGCAAACAATTTCATGCTTGGATACCACAGATTAAACAAGGCGTGGCTAAGTTAAAAGACAAAGCAGTTCC